AAGGCTCTTTGATTATGTTTACTGTGTCGCCAAAATTTTCAATTTCTCCAGCGTAATCAGTGTTAGTAATATCTTCTACAACTGATGCACGTCTGAAAAACTTTTGAACCTTCTGACTATAAATCGCTGGAGCCCAATTACCTGAAGGTAAATTTTGGTAGCCAGCTGCTTTTCCCATTGTTGCCATAATGATTGCCTATTGTTTATAGTTGTTATTATTAAGGTTGGACTCTACCTTCTCTAATAGCTTCATCAATTTCGGCTTCAAACTTAGCAAACGTTCTTGGATTCATCTTAGCAATTTCAGCATTAGACCAAATTTTCTTTGTAGGAATTTCTGAATCTACTGCTTTTTTAGTTTTAGATATTGCTTTAGCAGCTTCTTTTTTAAGATCTTTACTTTCTTTTTTACTTAAGTCACTAATGCCTCGATCCATTTTATAAAGATCAATTGCTCTAGCAGCTAATGTAGCATTAGATGTATTTTCATACAGCCAACCTTGAATAGTAGGATCTTGTTTTCCAGCCCATTCATGAAAATCATCTTGTTGACGAAGTTCAGTAAAATCGGGATGAAGTTTTAAAAGTTCTACTTCAGCTTTTTCTTTACTAATTTGTTCTTGTTGAGCTTGAAGACTTTGGTATTTCTCCTCCATCTCTTTTGCTCTAGTATCAGCTTTTGTCATAGCTATGGTTTCAACCATATCATAAACATCAGGATACTCCTTTCTCCAAGCCTCTAATTCAGTCTTAGATTTAGGTGGAACAAATTGTTTAGTAGATGTTTCCAATTGCGTTCTTAAAGTTCTAACCTCATCTTTGTGCTTTGATAAAGTAGAATCATAGTGTTTTTTTAAATCGTCATAACGTTTCTTAAAAACACGATCTTCTGCATTTTCAGGGCGTTCAGTTGAAGGAGTAGCTTTTTCATCGGAGCTTGCAATTTCTTCAGATGTTTCAGTGTCCTCTTGAACGGTTGCTGTTTCTGCTTTCTCTTGATTAAACTTTTCTAATTCACCTTTTGCGAATGCTTCAGTTTCTGCATCATCAACTTCATCTCTTTGTTTTTGATACATTGCTTTGCCTTCAGGCTTTTTAAATAGTTTATCTTTTTTAGTTTCAACTTCTTTCGAAGTATCCACTTCTTTTTCTTTTTCCATTATTTTTTCCTCTTGGGTTGAGTGCCTTATGGATAAGGGTAGCTCTATACTGTTTCCATATTTTGTGGGCTAGTCATTAAACCATTTGGTTCATTTACTTGACTAGGTGGCACATCGTTTGTTTCCATTTGTTGATCCATAGTTGATGTAACTTCCGTAAGAAAGTTATTTACAGCTTCTTGTGGATCTGCAATACCATATTTCTGTGTAGCAAATTTGCTAATAGCAGATAATGGTAATACAACATTAGGTTCCTTAAGTCCTATTTTTTCCATTAAAGGAGAAAATTCTGGAACTATTTTACCTATTGCTGATTTAACAGATGGAGATAAGATAGCACTTAGTGTTGCCCTATCTTCAGCTGTCAAAGTTTTAAATCTTTCTGCAAGAATAATTTCAGTTTCAGTAGCTTCTGGAAATTGTTCTCTTAAAGATGATTCTTTATTAATTGATTGTGAATTTGTATTTTCTTTAATAACTTGTGGCTCACTAGTTTTTTGTATAGGTGCTTTTAATGCACTCATATCTGGAGCTTCTGGCACATTTGGTTTTTTATTTATCATACCTGTCATTGTTGCACCTGTTTGGTCTATTGCCATTATACTAGTACCTCTTTATTTTTTTTATTTTTAATTAATTTACTAATGCCTAAACTTACTTGCTCTATTAATGTATTATATAGTAATCCTCTTAATGTAAATTTATCTTTTCCTAAAGTATATTTTACATATTGAATTTTATATTTCATTATGTGATGCCAAAATTTTGTAAGTAATTTATTCGTTTTCATTTTTTTAGCAGTTGGCATTGCCCATATCCAGTAACCTTTTAACTCATCTTTATCCCATTTATTAATAGTATAATCCCAATGAATTTTATAATCTTGATTTGAAATTAATCCTTGTCTATTTAATTCTGTGCATATTACACTTCCAACAGCTTCAGCAACTCCACCAATAACACCACCAGCAACTGCACCTATTGGTCCACCTATTGCCATACCTATAGCAGCACCTGAAGTCACTCCTTTTTTCTCTTTAATTTTTAAAGCATCACTTACACCATAAGCTAAACCTGCAGCTCCTGCTACACCACCTAATGTACTTGAACCTATAGGTGTTTTACTAAGTTGTGTTATAGGAGTCAGTATATTACTTTCATTTGTTGCTTGAGCAATATTTAATACACTGTCACCTTTAATAGTTCTATACGTATTTAAAGCAAAGTCTGCACCTCTAAATAAATTATTAGTTAGCTGTGCTCTTTTAGCTAATTTTTGTTGATCTTCAATTAGTTTATATGCTTTTGCTAATCCATCATCTTGTTTACTACCTGTTGTAGAAGATATAGACATTACTTTTTGTAACGCTGTTTGATCTGTACTTTCTGGTGTTCTTTCAGGTTCTTGAAATGCTATCTCTTCTCTTCCACTACTTATTGATTTAGTTTCAAACTGACCAGTATCAGGATTAAAATTTGTAGTATATTGACCTGGTGTTTCTCTCATAACCTTTTGAGTTTGAGAAGCAACAGATGTATCTACTACTGATTTATCTGTAGTACCTTCATAAGCTTCTAACTGTGTATTTATTGCAGATAAATTAGAATTTGTATTTGTAGTTGATGCTGCATCTACATATTCATAAGTACCATCTGATTTTTGAATTAATCTTATTGCCATTATAATTTTTGTTTATTGCGTTTCATTGCCTCTTGTAGGTTGAGTATTTGCCGCACTAAAGCCAGTTTCCCCTGGCATTGGTACATTACCTGTTCCGATGTTGCCACCTCCAGCTCCTGATGGATCTGTTGGCGAAGCTCCTGGAGGTACAGGCATAGGTTGTCCCATTTCTTCTTGTCCTCCAGTAGCGGTATTATTGTTTTGATTTCCATTTGCCATCCCCATTATTTGTGCATAGATCGCAGCTTTATCTGGATCATTGATTAATTGATCTGGATCAATATCTAAAGACTTAGCTATTTCTTTTAAGCATGTGTGCCATCTTACAAATGGTGCTAAAGAAGGATTAGATGCTGTTTGCATAAACGTCATCAATCTTTGAGATCTTACTTCTTTTTGCATTAATGAAGATGTTCCCTGTGCTTTAATTTCCAGATCACCTTTTATTTGTGGAGCTTCATCATTAAACTGCATGTTCCAATGATATAAAGATTCTCCTAGAGGTTTTAGTAAATAGTCGTCAATATTTTTAATTACTGTTTTAATACTTAAAGCTGCAGCTCCCATTAGCATTGACATACCTGCTGCAGTTCTTGTTGTAGATTGTACACCTGTTGCTCCATGAGAGTAAGAAGGTATACCAGTTGATTCATCTGCTAACTGTCTAAATTTATCAAACATCATTAAGTTTTCACTAGCTGTATTTGGAAATTTAACTCCATGTACTGCTTGACCTGTTTGACCACTTTGTCTTCTAAATATTTTACCAGGAAAGACTTTCATATCTTGACCTGGTACTAACATAGTTTCATCAACATCAAATACTAAATTACCAGCTAATGCTAAATTATCAATTGCCATTCTTGCATGACCATTCATAACTTGCTGTGAGTCATCCATATTTTCTGGAATACCTACACCAAAAAACTGATAAGGATTTAATTCATATGGACAAACTAAGTAAGGTAATCTTACTGGTGTAAATGGATTCTCTACCATTCTAATTACATGACCACCACATATCCATAAATTAACATGGATTATATCTGATTCTGATTCGTAAACTAAACCAGCTTCATCTGCTTTTTCTTTATCTAATGTTCCCCAATATTCTAATATCTCAAATCTATTTTTGTAAATACTTGATACATTCTCTCTATCATACAAAGAAGATTCATATCCTCTAGTTTGATAATTTGGTCCCATTTCTAAACATGCTCTAATTTGTTTTTCTCTAAACATAGGTTTATCAATTAAACCTTCAAGCTGTTGTTTATTATATGAATGTCTTTGTATTACATATTCACAATCATTTATATTTGTTGCATTTGGATCTGGATAAAAATCCCAACATGATACTGCTTCAATAGAAGGTACTGCTTTTGATTTAGCAACATATACATTTGATTGATTACCCTCTTCATCTTCCATTGTATCATAGCTATGATATGTTTTAGAATCAGTAAAAGGACCTTTTAAAATTCCTGTACCCATTAAAGACATTTCAAAAAATACATGTCTTAAAATAGTAATAGCTTGACTTTCTTCTAATTGATCATGCAATACTTTTTGCATTTGTTCTGCCGCTATTCTAGCAGGTTCAATTTGTGGTGTGCCTTGTGGTGAAGGTCCTTTATCAAAACCTAGATCTTGATAATCTTGTGCAATTGTTTTTAATAAATCTGTTGCTGTTGCACCAGGCTTTAATGTATTACCATCACCATTAAATCCATACACACTTTGTACAACTTCTTTTATCTGTGGATCATCTGACATTGAGTCAGACTCATCAGTAGGTTGTTTATTAGGATTTATATGTGCATAACTATCTATATTTTCTGGAACTGATGTTGGAGTTATTCCTAAAGGAAACTTACCTTGAGAAAATAAAACTTCAATAATCTGTCCAAATGCTGCAAGGACTTTAGTCTTTGTAATTTTTACAAAAACTTTAGACTTCTCATTATCACGAAAAGCCATTTCTGGTCCATACAAACCACGATAGTTTCTATAAGCCTTTAGCCATCTTTTTTCATCATATACTTTAGATGTCTCAGCTTGCTGAAACAAAGAACGTACATGACCTACTAAAGGATTAACTTCCTCTGTGTAAGGTTTATCAGCCATTTAAATTAGTAATCTCTTTCTTCAGCCATTCTAAAGATTGAAGGATCAACTTTGTCTTTCTTGCCTGGTTTGTCATTGCCATCTCCAGCTACTGCCCCATGCTTAACTTTAGCATTTGGATCTATAGCAAGCTTTTCATTTTTAGCTTTAGCAACATCAGGTGCAAGTTCACCATGTTGGTATCTTCCAGTTATTGTCATGTTATTCTCCTGTTATTTATTAATAATCTTTTTCGTCAGCCAGCTTATTAAAGTTAGCATCTAATTGACTTTTAAATTTCTTTGGCTCATAGTAATCAAATTTACCATCCTGAGTTTCCATAGCACGTTCTTCTTTACCATAAGTAATTTTTAAATCACCTGGTTCTTGATTTGGTTGCTTTCCATCAGGAGCTGAACCTAGATCACCTTGCTTAACTTTAGCTTTGGGGTCAAATTTCATTTCCATATTGTTTCCTATATTTTTATTTTTTTAATGTGTATTATATTTTTTGTTGGGATAGTAGTATGTCCACCACCTGTTTTTATTTTTTCATTATCTTCAAATATAAAATCTGCCATTATAACAGTTGTATTTTCATTCTGTTCTACTAGCCATCCAAAGCTACAACATATTGCTGTCTTTGATTTTTTTATATCTGGTATCTCAGACCATTCACATGATCCAACAATATCCTCCCAATAAGCCATTACTAACTCATAAGGAAAATTTTTTTTATTTATAGCGGGTAATTTTTTTTTATTCATTAATATCCAAATATTCTATCTGAGGGGACAAATTCTGATGTTTTTCTATTACCATATAATTTGTTAGCATAACTAGTATGCATTGGTCTACTCATACATCCGTATCTTAATGCATCATATGCGTGATCTTCTACGTGTGTATTAATATCTTCAGGATTACTATCATCTAATGGTAGTGTAGGTAATGTTCTTAACAAATTTCTACAAGAAGAAAATATTCTAATTCCTGGTTCTTTTTCTTTTTCGTCAGTAAATTTAAATCTTTTATGTATTTCTAATTTACCACTAATTCTGCTTTTGGGTGTTCTATCAGAGGGTCTCCAACGACATCCTTGTTGTATCATTGTTTCTGCAATGCTTGGACCCACATCACCTCTCTTTGCCCATGTACTAGCGTCTAAGACCCCATAGCGTATGTATTCTCCGTGTTCTAAGGTTAAGACTTTTCTTGCAAAGACATCTGCTGTAATCTTTTGAGTATACAATTCTCTATAAACCCATAGATTATTATCATAGTCAATAGCAAACCATAAGCAACAAGCAGGAGAACTATAACCCCAGTCAGCAGCACGAAATCTCTGCCAGCCTTTAGGTATGTCAAAAGGTTCAACAACATGTGTTTCTTTATTAAATTCTGGAAAGGCTGCATTAGAAAATGCATCCCAATTACCATCTAAGAATTGTTTTTTCTGTACTTCTGGTAATGATGATAACATTGCGTAGTAATCATCAGTCTGCATAAGGTACGGATTATCTTGTAACTTAGCTGGTATAAATCTTCTTGTTATATATTTTACACCTGAGGGTGTAGAAATCTCTATGTTAAAAGCTGTGTTTGGATCTGTAGGATCTACAAACATTTCTTTAACCCATTGTGATCCAACATTACCTGGATTACCTGTAGCCCTCATGTATACTGGTATACTTGAATCAACTGATCTAAGTGACGATCTTAGAAAATTATATATATCTGGCGAAGGATATTGTGGAAGTTCGTCTATTCCTATCCATGTGTATGATTGCCCTTGGTATCGCAAAACGTCTGTCATGTTCTCTGCGTAACCGAACTCTATTTTTGCTCCTGATGGGAATCTCCACTCTTTTTCTTGCTCTCTCCATTTTGCTCCTGGAAATGCTCTAGAGTATAATCGTTGAGAATGACCAATCAAATCTCTTAACTCTGGCATTGTTCTACGAAGTAATAAACATCTGTGATGTTCTTTATGACAATACCTTAGAGGATCTATTAACATGGCATATGATTTGCCACCACCTCTAGCACCACCGTAAAAAACTTCTCGTTCTGATGCAGCTAAGAAATCTGTCTGTGGACCTGAGTTAGGTTCAAAGATTACATTTTGTTTAGCCACATGTTCCTGTACATTACTAGGAACTTCGTCTATTACGTCTTTGGTTATAAGTTGCTGCTCTTTTCCATCTAAGACTTTGTTAATGGTTAACAATTTATCTTTGACATTTTTTGCATGAGCTTTGGCTGAACGTAAAGATTGTTCTGCTTGTGCAACTTTTTTACGTGTTCTTGCTATTGCTTGTTTAGCTGACTGCTTGGCTTTGGTTTTTACTTTCTTCTTTGGCTTTGGCAGCGGTATCTCTGGTAACTCTTTTTCTAAGTCCGACATATGATATGTATCTTTTTGTTTTTGCTGATAACCAAATAGCAACCTCTCGGTATGAACATGTTTTTAAAAATTTTTTTGCTTCTTCTAAAGCATCTAATTCAGATTGTATTGGTTCAATATAATCTGGGTCTTCTGCTAGTCTATATCCAAAAGGAATTGTACGTGCCTTTCTTTTAATCTTGATCTGGAGTGACAATTGATTCTTTTGGTTTATCTTTTGCTGGTAATATAAACAATCCGTGTTTTAAATTCATATTAACATCTAGTTGATCTTTTTTTACAACACCAATTCTATCTAATATTTGCTTTGCAGCTTCCATTCTAATGTTAGCATGTGGAGTTGTTCCATCTTCATCTAACATCTCTACCATTTTAGTAGCAGCTTTTGCAGAATGAGTCGCAAGATAGTTTTCAGCTCTAGATACTATCTCAGTTTTTAGACTTCTTAGTACTTTTGGGTAAGATTGTGCTGAGTAACCTGCTAATTCCCCTGCTCTTTTGGGGTTTCCTTGTGCTTCTCCGAACAATGCGTCTAGAAACTTCTCTTGAGTATCTGTTAAGCTTTTCTTTTGACTTGGAATTATAGTAGAATCCATTATTTGCATTTATTATTTCCATAATCTCTTTAAAAGGTAAAGATAGTGCTTCATCTGATAAAGTATTATGTGGTTTATATTTCATTTTTATAAATTTTCTAGGGAATCCTAGGTTATTCCCGTAATTGGTACAGTTTAGTGATGACCCGTTGTGCATATGAGTATGCGGTTGTGTTTGTGTGTCCGTTTAAAGTGTACCTGATTCTAGTATACACACAAATATCACTTTTGTCAAGTATTAATTTAAGATTATTTGTAAACTGCGACACTTTTGTAACATATCGTCATTGACAAAAGTAAAAATGAGGTGTATAATAGTATTGAAGATACTACGGGGGGGTTTTATATATAATATATACCTATTTATACATACCCCCTAGGGAA